TCATCGCTGCCCCCGCTTCCAGTCGTCGAGCCGCGCGTAGATCGTGACGGCGATCCCACCGAGCGCCACGGCAATGAACACCCAGCGAAGCATGTCGAGATACGGGACGATCGGCAGGGCGGCGGCTTGGGTCTCGGCCAAAACACTCTGCGCGACCTCGACACCAGCCGCGCCCAGCCTCGCCACTCCCGCCGCTCCACCGCCTTTCATGGTCCGGCTTTCTGCAAGCACCTCGCGCACAGGCGGCGTGTCCTCGGCGAACGCCGTCGCCCGGATCGGGAAACGGCCCCCCCACCGGCGGGCCGGGCCAAGATCGACATGGATGAAACCCGAGCGCGGATAGAAGCCGAACCCGAGGAAGCCGACAGTGCGTGCCGCCGCCTCAAATGCAACGGGGTCGTGGTTTGACATGTCAATGTCGAAGGCTGCGCCGTCCATGTGTTTGGACCGCGTCGCGCCACCGACAGCTCGGTTGTGCTCCGGGCTGCGATAGGCAGAGCGGACGATCAGCGGCTTACCCAGACGGTCCCGCAAGGTCTGCAGCTTGTCGAGCGCCAGTTCGTTGATCAGCAGTTTGCCGGTGCCGCGGCAGGCAATTTCGGCCGGCGAGAAGTTGGGCCAGCGCCAGGCTTTCTCCGGCACATCGCGCCAATGGTCGTAAAAGATCGTGGTCATGGTGTCCTCCAAGAACGAAAAAACCGCCACATGGGCGGGTTCACGTTGGTGCGTGAATCGTCGCGATGGGAGGCTACGGAGCGCCGCCGAATATCTTGAGCTTGATCGCGATGCCCGCGAGCAGCGCCAACATCACGCCGGTGGTGATCATGCGGACGGCGGTCTGCATTGCGGTGCGGCGCACAAGCCGGATGCAGTCGAGCAAGGATCGCAGGTCGCGGATATCGAGTGCTGCCTCTTCACCGTCGAGGCCAACATCGGCGAGCGCGCGCTTGGCGCCTTCCTCTGCGGCTCGCGCCAGCATGGCCTCGAACTCGGCGTCGGGCAGCCGACCGGTGCGCTCGCCGGAGCGGCGCAGGGCCAGCAGAAAAAGAAGGATCGCGAGTGCGGTGACGCCGTAGCAGAACGCTGTGCGCGCCCATGCCGATCTGGCGAGCGTGGCGAGGAGCCCGCCGATCACCGCGCCCCCCGGCGCCAGTCATCGAGGCGGGCATAGATGGTGACTGCGATGCCGCCGAGCGCAACGACGATGAACACCCAGCGCAGGGTGTCGAGATACGGAACCAGCGGCAGGATTGAGGATTGGGTCTCCGCCAGGACGCTCTGCGCAACCTCCACGCCCGCTGCGCCCAGTGTCGCGACACCAGTCGCCCCGCCACCCTTCATGGTACGGCTTTGCGCCAACACCTCGCGTGCAGGCGGCGTTTCGTCAGCGAAGGCCGTCGCGCGGACCGGGAAGCGCTCGCCCCATTGGCGCGCGGGGCCGAGATCGACATGCATGAAACCCGAGCGCGGATAGAAGCCAAAGCCAAGGAACCCGACCTCCCGTGCCGCCGCCTCGAAGTCCACCGGGTCGTGGTTCGCCATGGCGATGTCGAAGGCCGCGCCGTCCATGTGCTTGGACCGCGTCGCGCCACCGACGGCGCGGTTATGCTCCGGGCTGCGATAGGCCGAGCGGACGATCAGCGGCTTGCCCAGACGGTCGCGCAGCGCCTGCAATTTGTCGAGCGCGGGCTCGTTTATCAGCAGCTTTCCGGTGCCACGGCAGGCAATTTCGGCGGGCGAGAAGTTGGTTCAGCGCCAGGCGCTTTCCGGCACGTCGCGCCAGTGGTCATAAAAGGTTGTGGTCATGGTGTCCTCCAGAAACGAAAAACCCGCCACATGGGCGGGTCGGTTGGGCTAACGGATTGGGATGCGGCGGAGCTACGGGGCCCCGCCGAAGATCTTGAGCTTGATCGCGATACCCGCCAGCAGCGCCAACATCACGCCGGTGGTGATCATTCGGACTGCCGTCTGCATTGCGGTGCAGCGCACCAGCCGGATGCAGTCGAGCAAGGAACGCAGGTCCCGGATGTCGAGCGCTGCCTCTTCACCATCGAGGCCGACATCGGCGAGCGCGCGTTTGGCGCCTTTCTCGGCAGCGCGTGCCAACATTGCCTCAAACTCGGCGTCGGGCATGCGCACAAAGCCCTGATCGGATCGGGGTGGTGTCATGGGGTAATCCTCTCTCCGATCAGCCGATCTTGCAGCCCCAAAGGGACGTGTGATCGGCCGCGAAATACCCATCCTGCGCGCGGAAATTCCCCTGCAGCTCAACGGTATCGCCCGCCGTCAGCGGCACCATGGTCTGCAGCCAGAGGGCCGTGGCAAGCGAGACATGGGTGGCGGAACTCTCGCCAAAGGAGCCGCGGATTTCGGTGGCACCGTTCAGCACGAGCCGCCCGCGCATGCGGGCCGTGGCGCTGGCGTTGATCTTGTAGAGCAGCGTCGCGCCGAAGAGGTAGGTCCCGTCAACGGGCGCCACGAAATGGTTGTTCCCGGCGTCGAACGCCCCCTGATCGTTATAGTCGGTGTTGTTCAGACCGATCTTCGTCCAGGCCCCGATTCCAACGTAGTTGTCGTAGTTCGTATAGGCCTTGAACCTCGGTAGACGAGGCTGGTCGACGATGCCGGTGGCGTTGTCGACGGTCAGCCCGTCGAGGAAGGTGCTTCCGTCGGCGGAGACCGCGAGCCGAAACCTGTCCGAGCCGAACAGGCCCACCAGCGCCTTGGTCACGAAGTTGGTCTGGAGCGTGAGGCCGAGATCGTCGCCAGCGGCCTCCTTGTTCATGGTGTAAAAGAGATCGCCGGTCCCGCCTTCGGCCACAGTCTTCGCCGTCCAGAGCGCAGCGTTGAGCTTGGCCGAGAATGGGTTCGACGCATCTGCCGTGGTGCCCAGCAGTTCAGCCATGGCCAGGGGTGGGATGCCGAGCGCGTCACCGAGGGTGAGCGCAGCGGTCAGGTCCCAGCCGATCACCGCGCCCGGTAGAACGCGGAGTTGGCCGCCGAGACGGTCGACCAGGTCCCAGACCTGCCAGCCCACGTAAGTCAGCGGCCCGTTCAGCCGCGCCGGGCAGTCCGGGCAGGCTTGCTCGCGGCCCTCGTTAGGTGCGCAGGCTTGGCAGTATCGCTCGCCCCCGCCGAAGGACCATTCGGCGAGAGCGCGGAGACGTTTTTTTCCTGTTCCAGCAGCAGACCCTTCGAGACATAGGTCAGCTGGAAGGCCTCGAAGATCGGCCAGACATCGAGCAACGCATCGATCGCCTCCGGGCGCGGATCGATGGCGTTGCCGTCGGCGTCACCAATGCCCTCCCAGGCGAGCACGGCTCGTCGCGCCAGCGCCTTGGCGAAGGCAACGGCCCGCTCTTCGTCCGAGACCTCCTCTGGCACCGCTTCAACGGCAGGATCGCTGCGGGTCGCCACCATCAAAGCGGTGGTCAGCGGGCGGAGTTGCACCCGAACGCCGGGCACCAGGTCATGCCAGCGGGGCGCGTTCGTCAGATCGAGCGTCAGCATCAATAGGTCTCCACATCGTTGATCAGGGTTGCGGTGCACATCCGGCCGACCGTGCTGTCGCGCGCCGCCTGCCAGTCGAAGGTGGCCTGCACGCCCTGCGGCCCGGAAATCTCGATGCGCGGACGCGGCAGGTAGACGGCGTGCACGGTGAAGGTGAAACTCTCACCAGACGGCAAGACGTAGGCGAACTCGAGCTCGCAGGGATCCCCATTGATCGCCTGCGTCACAAGCGTCTGATCGGCGATCCGCAGAGGCGTCGGCGACCCCGAGCTGATCTTCGAGATCACGCCATTTCTCGTCTGTCCAGCGGTCTGCGCCTGCGATCCAGGCAGCGGCCCGGGCATAGACCCGGCAGTCCAGCGCTTCGTTGCGTTCCCGCAGCTTCTGCCATTCCAGCCGGGCAAAGCCGCGCTTCGTGCGCACAGTGACCAGCTGTTCGGCAACGAACTGTTTCAGCCATTCGTTTTCAACCAAATGTGGCAGATGCACCGTGCCCGGTGAGAATGCCGCCCCGGCGGCCATGTCCTCCTCGGTCGGCCGTTTCAGCCGCAGGAAGCGATAGGCTTCGGCCTTGAAAGTCGACACCGCCACGGTCCAGAGCCGCGCCCCGCGCCGCAGTCGTTTGCCGCCCTCGGTTGCGTCCACATAAGTCGGCCCAGACACCGGGCTCGCCCTATTGAACCCTTCGACGCCCTTTACTGGCGACACCTGCGCAAACCCCTGAGCACGCGACCAGCCATAGACCGCCGGAGCCTCATACCCGGTGTCGATGGCGAGCCGCGCGATCTTCAGATGCGCGCCATGTTCATGCGGCCAGGTTCGACCCAGCAGGTCTGTCAGGTCGCCCCAGGCCTCATGCCGGTCGGGCCCACCCTCGATCACGATGTGATCGACGAGCCAGCTTTCCAGCCCGCGACCCCAACCGTTGGCGATGGGATTCTCGCCCAACCGTCGAAGAATATCGAAGCATCGACGTAAGACGCTGGGCGCGAGACGGGTTGCTCGGGCCGGGCAAACGGTTCTCATGGCAATGGACGCAGGACGGCGAGGTGACAGGTTCCATAAAAGTCGAGGCGCAGCGAACCGCCGTGGTGCTCGACTATCGCTTCCGCGAGGGGGACGAATGGAGACCGATGCGCTACGCGGTCCAGCTATCTGAAACTCCCTGTCACCTTGGCGGGACACGGCATTGGTTTCTGTGTCCGGCGCGCGGGTGCGGGCGGCGCGTTGCATTGCTTTATGGTGGCCGGGTCTTTGCCTGCCGCCATTGCCACCGCCTCGCCTATCAAAGCCAACGCGAAAACGCTTCCGACCGGGCCGCACGAAGGGTTGACCGTCTCAGGGTAAAGTTAGGGTGGGGAACTGGCATCTTGAACGGCACCGGATGCAAACCGAAAGGGATGCATTGGCGCACCTTTGAACGCATGACCAAGGACCATGACCGATTGGTTGATCAGTCATGCGAATTGATGCTTTCGCACATCAGAGCCAGTTTTGGTGCCGATTGGCCGGAAGAACTGCCTATGCTAGCTCAAATTGGCGGACGGAATGGGGGACGGCGGACCTAGTCAGCCCCATTTCCCCTTCGATTACAATGGATTGCGCGAATGGGGTGGCGGAGACGATGGGATTCGAACCCACGAGACCCTTCCGGGCCTACTCCCTTAGCAGGGGAGCGCCTTCGACCACTCGGCCACGTCTCCGCCGACCCGTTTACAGAGGCCGGGCGCCAGGGACAAGCCCACAATCTCCGTTTTTGCGGGATTTCCTTACCCTGCCCCACGACCGGTCCCGCGGCGCGGACCGGTCATCTGTTCGGTCGCGCGGAAGGGGGCTGCGCCACCCACTGTCTGATCAGGTGTTGAACAGGAAATGCATCACGTCGCCGTCGCTGACGACGTAGGATTTGCCCTCGGCCCGCATCTTGCCGGCCTCCTTGGCGCCCTGCTCGCCGCCATGGGCGATGAAATCATCATAGGCGATGGTCTCGGCCCGGATGAAGCCCTTTTCGAAATCGCCGTGGATCACCCCGGCGGCCTGCGGTGCGGTGGTGCCTGCCTTGATGGTCCAGGCGCGCGCCTCCTTGGGGCCGACGGTGAAATAGGTCTCCAGGTGCAACAATTCGTAGCCGGCGCGGATCAGCCGGTCGAGCCCGGCCTCCTCCAGCCCCATCTCCTCGAGGAACATCTGCGCCTCTTCCGGGTCGAGTTGGCTGATCTCCTCTTCGATGCGGGCGCTGATGACCACATGCGCGTTGCCCTCGGCGGCGGCCATCTTCGCCACGGCCTCGGAATGGGCGTTGCCGGT